CTCTGGCGGCCTCCCTGCGCTACGATGCAATGCCCCCCCGGCCCATATGGTCCCCCGAGCGCGCGTGCGTTAGACGGCCTCTGAGGGCCTCTGTGCGCAACGCCCACCTACCACCTTTGGGGATCGTTGATCCCCGCGGATTCCCCCCCCTTTTGGGGCGACTTTTTGCCCCAATTACCCCCCTAATGGCGTCTTAACCAAAAAACGGCCGCGCTGGCCGCGATTGGAATGGCAATCATTGCCGCAACGGCGACGATCGCCCGCCAGTTCGGGCGATCAAGTCGCATCGCGCCGAACAAATTCCGTCCGCAACTCTCGTTCAATCTCGCGAACCAACCGTTGCACGTCTTGTATGTCGCTGGCGTTAGCTTTCATTTGATCAACCAACGGCGACAACGCGCGATCAATCCGCGCGTCCTTTTGCGCCGGCGTTTCAAGCATTTGCAGCGTACCGCCAAACCAAAACGCAAGCGTCGCCAATCCAATGACCGGCGTCCACGCCGATTTGATAAACGTTGAAAGTCCCGCCGTCCATTGATCAACCACCGCTTGCCCTCCGCTCTTCCATTGTCTTGCGCGTATGGCAGCGTTTGCAAAGCAACTGCAAATTGTCCATCGCCCAAAACAATTCCGGCTTATCTTGCGCCGGCTCTATATGGTCAACATCTTCGCCCGGTTCATTGCATTTGACACACAAACCCAAGTCGCGGTTGATTATCATTTGCCGCAAGCGTCGCCATCGCGCTGAGTTGTAGCGCGGTTGCAACGGATTGAATTGCCGCGCATGGCTTCGGCAAACTCCCGCGCAAACCTTCTGACAAACCGAACAAAGCACCATTTGTTTCATTGTTCAAAAATCTTGTATTGCACGTCGCAAGCTGCCGTGTTTGCCCGCAGATAAATCGCGCTGATCGTTGACTGTAACGGCATCAACGCAACTTGGCCCGCCAGTAATTTCACAACATAACTGCCCGTTGAAAATCCAAGCTCAACATAATTTGTTGAGTCACGATTAACAACGATTGCATAACCGGCGTCGCCAATGTCCGTCTTAAGCGTCAACGTTGTTTCCGACGTACCGACTTCAATAACGCCGCTGTCTTCGTGTTCGCCAGTTGTTGCGAAAGCATCCGGCCGAACGCTCAACGTTTCGTTTGTTGTCGTGTTTGTTATCGTTGCGCTAATGTCAAGCGTTGGCATCAAATCACCTCCAAGTTTCCAAGACCGACCAACGTTTGGCCGTCGGTTGTTGTGGCCGTTGCTTTCATGCGAAAGCTTCCGGCCGTTGTGTTGCTGATTGAAAAATGAACTTGGCAGCGTTGCGCGTCAATTGCTTGGCTGGCAATGGTCGGCGCAACTCCGCTGTAAGTTGTCTCAACGGCAACGGTCGGCGTTTGCGTTGCTAAATCCGTCCCCGGATTTAAAACATCCTTGAAGTCAAAAGCAACGGTCATAGTTGAACCGGCGTTGACCGTCACGCGCTGTTGCGCGATTGGGTATTCGCCAGAATCTCGCATAAACCAAGTTCTTGTTTGATCAATGATCGCCGGCGTTGAGCTATCGGCGGCAACGTCGCTTATATCAATCGGATTGCCGGAGCTGATTTGGATAACATCTTGGCCGATTGCCAAATCGCTGTTGTTGTCGTCGTGAATGGTCACAACTGCATCGCCGCTATAAGTTGAAAGCGTTCCGCTAACGCCGCCAACATAACGCCCCGTGTAAGGCGCGGAACCTTCCGTCAACGTTATCTTTGTATCCGCCAGCGATGGCGACGACGCCCAATCGCCCGCGTTCGTGTCCCAAATGTCGCCAAGCGTTCCATCGTCGGCGATCTTCTGCAACGTCGCAAAAAGCGTCGCGCCCGTTGTGTGCGTCGTGCTAATGCTTACGCTCATTTTTTAAACTCCAATTTTTTCCGTTTTTCAAAATCCAATCGCCATCGTCGCTTGCCGCCAGTTGATAAGGTGCAGCGTCAACGGCGATGAATTGGTTTCCTTTTGTTCTGACGATCCGCAATCCGTCCATTTTTTTTAAATCGTAAACATCAAATTCATACGTTGACCATTCTTCGCGCGTGCAATTACGCATTAGATGCGCAATTGCTTTTTGTTTGAACGATTGCAAATCAATTAATCGCCAAAGCGTTATCGCCTCCGACGTTCTTTCCGCCCAACAAAACAGCAACAAATCAGCGCCGCCGCTTTGCATGATACAACGTTCGGTTTCGCACAAATGAGGACCGCGGGAATGCGCCCGCAACGTAAACGATTGCCCGTACTTTTCAGCGTAACCTTTTCGGTCTTCAAGGATACGCAAGCTGACGCTAAACCCAACGCGGCCAACTCCGTCGCGCGACGTAAAAACATCAACTGACGATTCCTTGTCTAAGTGTTCGTCAATCGGCTCGCGCAAAAGCAGTTGGCCCAATATCGCCTTTTGTTGTGGCAAAAATTGGTCCGCCCACAGTCGCCGTTTGTCGTAATCGTCGCGCTTCAATCAATCGCCTTTTCGTTGCATTTCACGCCACGACTTTCCTAAAACCAAAATACTGATCGCCGTAACAATCGGCGAAACAATCGCCGCCGAAATTCCAAGCCAAGGCGCAACGACCGTCGTTCCGATGCTAATTGCCGTCAACCAAAAGCGCGAGCTTTTCAGCAAGTCGGACAAATAACCCGTCGCGCGGATCGTGTCGCCCGCAACCCAAGCCAGTAAAGCTTGCGTGATAAGTTCAACGATTGCCGGATCAATTTCGTTTTCGGTTCCGAAATACCGCAACGCCGCGGCGACAACAAGCGCGATCGCCCGTTTACTTTGAAACAAGCCAATAATTTTGTCGCGCAGCCGGCCGCCGCTTGAATTTAAAAGTTGATCGCCCGTCGCCATGATTACCTCCTAAAAAAACGAAAACGAAAACGTCGTTGCTGGTTTCGCCCGGAAACCACTGGCGGCCGTCAGCCGCCGCCAGTGCAATCGGCGGCGGTATCCGCGGGTGATTTGTCGCCGCTTGAGTCGGTCGCGTTACCGGGCAAACTGGCGACGTTATCAACGTCGTCAATTCTGCCATCGCCGCCGCATCGCAAGCATTCCGTTTCAATCGTACCATCGCCGACAACGCCGCGCCCATTGCAATCGGAACAACGGCCGCCCGCGGGCGGCGCTACGTCAACGTCCTTGGCCGTGATAGCATACGCGCGCGCAATTAACGCCGACGACAAGTTGCGCCAATCGGCGGCGGATCGCTGGCCGGCCAAAACGGCCAGCGGGACGCCAAACGCAACAATCAAAAAAGCTTTTACCATGACGATCCCATTGTTTCTAACGGCGGCAACTGCCAACCATTTGCGCCAGCGATTGTGTAGAATCCGCCGGCGTTTCGTTCCACGTAGCCAAGGTCCGCCCAAAATGCGCCGTCGGGAATTAGGTACGGCGTGTCGTGAATTTCACGCGGTCCGCGGTTCCACGTTCCCCAACTTTGTTGGATCAAAACGAGTCCCGACGGGTAACGCTCAAGCGTACTTGGCCGAATATCCAAGCCAGACCAAGCCATTGCATGGCGCCAAGTTGATCGCGGCTTTGAAACGCCCCAATCGTTGCGCTCTGACGAAAATCCCATTGACGAGCATCCGCCGACGGGCAAGCCGTTTTGAAAAGCCAATATGATTTCGCTGCGCGTGTTGCATCGCGTGACGTCTTGGATTTGATACGGCTTGCCAAAGTTGCAAACGGCCGACGGAACGCCCGACGCGCCCCACTTTGTGCCGATGGTCGGATTGTATTTCCGCAAATCTAGTTTGCCAAAATTTGGAATTTCCAATTCTTGCCGGAGAAACATTCCGCCAGCCGTAGAAACAAACGCCAGCAGTCGCGAACAAGATGCACCATGGCCGCGATGATTGCGATGGCCGTAAATCGGCTCCGTTGCGCCGCGCGTTATGAATGCTTCCGGCTCGCCGTTGCAAATTTCTTGGCAACGTAGCAAATCACAAATGTTCCTAACAAAATGGCTGACGCAATCGCCCACGAGTTGAGCTTCCGGCCATGGTCTCAAGCGGCTGTCGCGCGACAAGTCCGCCAGCGATCCGGACACGCCCGCGGCGTTTGCTTCGCATTTCAATTGCGCCAGGAATGGCAAATACAAACCGTCTTCAAGGACGCCCGGCAATCGCGTTGATCCGTTTCCTTTTCCCAAAAACGGAAACGAATCAACGACGTCGGAAAACGTCGGCCAATTCATGCGTTGAGACAATTCGCCATCGGCTTCCGGATCGTCAATCACGCCGGCAAATCCCGCGCGGTAAACGTCGGCCATTGCCGCCGACGCCGCGTGTTCTTCAACGTTCAAATCTACCGGCCAACGCGGCATTATTGACTCGCTTTCCTAACGGCGTACTCAACAGCCAAGTAAGCTGCGGCCAACTTTTCTAGGTCTTGCGGCGTTAGCTGCTTTTGCGGAATCACCGCGTTTGATTCAATGCCCCACGCCGCGCGAATAACGTTGTCAATTTCATCATTGATTGGCGTCAGAAACTCCACGCCATGCGCAGCCATTGCGGACGTTGCGGCTTCGTTAAGCTGCCAAACGTCTTGCGTTGTCTGGATTCCGCCAAGCTCAAGAACGTCAGCCAGCGTTGAGTAAAATCCTTGGATTTTAAAACATTCGTCCGGCGAATCAGCAAGCCGCAACGTTAGCGCGTCAACGGCTTGGATCAGCTCCGGCGCTGGCGCCTCAATTTCAATCGTCGGCGATGACGGCGCCAGCAAACGGGACGCCGCGTCTTGGACGACGCTTGGAAACAACACGCCTAAGCCGCTGGCAATCAGCAACAAATTAAGCATCGGCTTCGTCATCGCTTCCCCCCGTTTCGCATAGGAAGTTGAAACTTTCCGACGCGGCATCGTCAATCAGTAGCCAAACGCTGCGCGGTAAGTCGTCCCGCTTGGCCGCTTCCGCGATTGTTCGCACCGCCAGCGATTGACGCCGGCGGCCAAACGTCATGACGCCCCCTAGCGCGTCGCGATTGATCCACGCCGCCGCGGCAGCCAGTGCGATCATGCCAATGGTTTGGATTGCAGATAGGTCCATTCGTCGCCGTCCGTAAAAATTCCGCCGGATTTATAGCGCGCGCGAAACTCATCACGTAGCGCGCGCCAAGCGCACAACAATTTTACCGGGCAACTGTCACGCCCGTAAGAACTTTTAAATTTTGAAGCGGTTACCCCCTTACCGCATATTGATAAGCGTCCGTAAAATGAAATTGAAGCAGCCAACGCAACGCCGCCAAGATCGGCGGCCGGGCCTTGATGGCCGACCGCCGTGGCGTTGTCTAATTAAATTGCCGCGGATTGCGCGCGCGTCGTCGCTTGCGGCGCATTTCTAAATTCTGTCTACGGAACCCCCTTAAATCCCGCGTTCTAGGCGGTTGTGTAGACGTAGACACGTAGACAAGCAGCCAGTGCGATATCAGTGACACTGTCACGCGATATCAGTGACACTGTCACGCGGTACGCAACGCAACGCAACACGCAACGCCCGCGAGCGAATAACGCCTAAAAACAAGGTGTTTTCTTGATACGCAACGCAACGCCTACGCAACGCTTACGCAACGCACATTGACACTGTCACGCGATCCCCAAAATAATTCCGCGAAAATTTTCAAAAATTCCGGAATTGTCAAAAATGCCGGGATTTAGCCCCAAAAAACGTTGAATTCAACGCTTTTTTCAACGGTTTAATTACGGACCGTCTAAAGTTAATTTGCAATCGCGCCGATTTAATGGTATAGTGATGGTTCGGTTGTGTGGAAACACACGCCGGGGGGCGACAAGTCCCGCGGCAACAACCGGGCGCCGCGAGGCGCTTAACCGCGGGATAGCTTCCCGCGGACTGATCTTTGGCAATCCGGAATACTAACAACAACACGCCCGCCGGCGATGTTGCTCAACGTCCGTTGAGTCGCTGGCGGTCAATCAAAGGAGAAAACTATGGCAACGAAAAAAATTGTTACTGAATACTTGCGGAACATTCACGCCGACGCCCAAATTGACGCCAGCTTTGGCGACGTTTGGGAGGCTGAAATCAACGCACCGCAAGGCTTCCATTGGTGCGAAGGTCCGCACCAACTTGTAGAAAGTTGCCCGGCCGGATTGATCAGCAAAGCTCAATTCTGGTCAAACGTTTTGGACCGACTCCAAGGTTTGGAGGCGGTCCGATGCGATGACGACAACAACCCGTGCGAAGGCTTTGACGGCTTTGGCGGTTGCGAATGGTGGTCGTAAGAATCGGCGGCGGCAACGCCGCCAAGCTTGGCGGCCGGACTTAAACCGGCCGCCGCTTTTAACATCAAAGGAGAAAACCATGAGCGATTACAACGGTTGGAAGAATTACGAAACTTGGAACGTTAACCTTTGGATTCAAAACGACGAAAGCTTGAGCAGCATCGCTTTTGAATCGGAAAGCTATAAAGACTTTGTCGACACGATGCGCGAACTTGGATCGCTTGAAACGCCGGATCGCGTTGCTTGGAACGATAGCGGCATTGACGTTGACGAAATCAACGAATCAAATTTCAACCGCGAAGAATCCGAAACGCTTTAATCAAAGGAGAAAACCATGAACACGATGCAACATTTTTTGAATGGAACTAAACGCCAGCTCGCGCGTTTTTACGATTGCGAAATTGCGGTCAAGCAATCAAGCTTGCTCGCTTTTGATTGCCGATTCGGTTTTGAATTTTTCGCGCCGACTCTCAACGTTATTCACGCCAACCATGAGGCGCCGGAAAAATTTCAAACGAACGTCTACGTTTTCCAAAACAAAATCAAAACGCTTTTTGTCCATCCGGATTGCTTGGACGGGCATTGGAAAAACGAAACGCAAATTGATTTGGATCGCCTGATTGTTGAAAACGACACGATGGCGATCGCCAAGTTGATCGCGTTGGATTACGGCCGATACACGTTGGCAATGCATGCTTGATTTAAAACCATCGCCACAAAAGGAGAATGATATGTATGATATGAAAACTGAAACCAGCGTTGAGGCATTAGGTGAATTGTTGAGAGCAGCAAGAGAGTTCCAAAAAATTCCTAAATCGCAAGCCGCGGCCATTTCCCTCAACGATGGCCGTAGCCCGCGATCGCCTGATTGTTGGGAACGTCTTGATAAATGCATTTCAATTATTTCTGAAGATTTAGACAAATTTTGGTACCAGAAATAATCGCAACAATTCAACCGCCGCGGCGATTCAGCCGCGGCGGCATTTTTTAACATCAAAGGAGAATGATATGAACACGACTCAAAATAATATTAGCGACGCAGTTCAAAACGCTTTTAACTTTTCCGTTGAAAAGTTCCCTCTGTTCGGTCCGGACAATTTGCCGACGGATCAATACGGATTGTTCAAAAGCGACAGCGGATACATTAAGGGCGTGCAAAGCGTGTCTAAAAATTACACGCCTCATTCCACTGAAGACGTTGTAACGCTGGCGGAAGCGGCCGCGAGCGCGTTTGGCAACGACGTAAACGTTGATTGCCATTGGCAAAAGGGGCACTATGTCACCATTTCGCCGACCGACGGTTACCGCCGCGCGATCTACGGAGAGCGCGACAACATCTTTCCACGGTTAACGATCCGCGCCGGATACAACGGCCAAAGCTTTCGCGGATCAATTGGGTATTATCGCGACGCTTGCGATAACTTGCTCATGATACAAACGGTAAAAAAATTTACCGTTTCAATTAGACACGACCGCAACTTGCGGTCGCGAATGAGCGACTTGATTGACACTTTCCGCGGCTTGTCCGCAAAGTGGCAAAGCGTCGGCGAAATGGCCGCTGAAATGCAACGACGCGAAGTAAGCCTTGCGCGTTTTCTTAACGACGTTTACGGCCAGCCAACGCCGGAACAACTCGCGTTGCATCAAAGCGGGCAGCGTGTCCGCGCAGTAACGACGCATGAAAAGCGAACGGAAGCAATCTTCCGGCGGATTGTTCGCGAGCGAACGTTGACCGGGCGACCGGACGTTGATCCAGCCGACTGGCGCGTCAGCGCTTGGGAAGCGTTCAACGCCGTTCAGGGTTACGTTCAACACGACGCGACGATACGTCGCGAAAACGATACGCGATTTGACCGCATCATTCGGGCAGCCAATAGCCCTGCGGTCCGCAAAGCTTTTGCAATGGCAACAAGCGACGCGATCAGCGCGTAACTTTAAATCCAACCGCCGCGGCAATTCAGCCGCGGCGGTATTTTTCAGCATCAAAGGAGAAAACTATGAACACGCCAGCAATTTGCCAAATCAATTTGAGCAGCGAATTCTTATCTTTCAACGACGATTTAACTCGCGACGACGCCGAAGCGTATAGCGACAAGCTTTGCGAAGCAATTGAAAAGCTTTGCGACGAAAATTTTCCGGGCAATTTCGCGGACAAGATTACCATTGACGGCGATCCGTCAAATTACTTGTCGGATTCCGACGCGAAACACGTTATCAAGTTCGTCAATATAAACCCGGTTCGGTGGAACGGCTTACGCAGATCAAACACCGACCATTCATACGCGCGGGCGCATTTTGGAAAAGTCCCCGCCGCGGTTAACGACTTGATTTATAAAGCGATAACGATAATTGAAAGCGAAGCTTAGAAAGTTGCTTGTGATTTTCAAAGCGGCCGGCCATTAACGCCGGCCGCTTTTTTTTATGCTAGCGATATTGATTTTTGCTTTTGCGGGCGTTATGTTTCCGATTCAACGTCAAAGGAGGGCGGAATGTTGAGAACAACGACCGGCTTAAAATGCCGCAAATGCGATTGCATTATTCCAATTGGCAAACACGATTTGTGTCGCGATTGCCGCCGAATGCAGGCGGCAAGCTGGCAACTTGAAGGATTGATTGGCAACTTTTCGCCAATTGAAATCCGGTTTGCCGCAATCATATTGGCCGGCGTCAGATCAAGCCGTGAAATTTTGCGCTTAATGGATTTAGGCCAAGGCGGTGCGCCAGTAACGCCGCGGCGGTGCGCAGAAATTGCACGCGATCCGGCAATCATCAAGCTTCTATCGTCCGCCGGTTTAAACGTAACGGCTTTGCACGCCGACACTGCGCCAATGCGTTGTGAATGTTGCGGCGCAACCGTAAACAAATTGCCTTGCGTGTATTGCTTGGCGACGCACAAAATAAATTACGAGCCAATTCAGCCTTGCCGGCTTGAGCGAATCGCGCAACGAATGGACAAGATGTTATGGTCATAAAAATTCACGCGCTCACGCGATGGGCGGTTGAAACAATCATCGCCGACAACTTAAATTTTTTTCACGTTGATTCACTTGAATCGTTGCCGGTCGTAAGCTGGTTTGAATTTGAACGAAAAATAAATCCGCTTCAATTTTTCACGCGGTCGCAACGCTGGCGATATTCGCTTGAGGTGGCAAATCAGGACGAAAGCGATAACGCAATGCACGTTGTTGATTTGCTGGACGCGATCAATATTGATCCTGAGCATCCCGGTTTCTTGCTTCCGCTTTGTAATTTTCTTGGCGGCATAAAACACGAAAACGAACGCTTTCAAAATCTGGCAAGCCAAGCGTTTGGCATGCTTGGATATGAAGTTGATGATAGTTTTCATGGTTCATGGTGGCGCGTATGTACCATTATGAACCACTTGCAAAGCGTAACTGATAGCGATTGGATTCATCCCGACCATTGTTGCGGCGCTGAAATTTATCAGCTAGATCTATTTGAAGAAATGCGCGACGAACAACGCGCGGCTGATTTTTTGTTTGGGCAATCTAACGGCGAAGAAGTCACGCTAGAAACTTACGTTTTAAGCGCCGACGATCAAAATTGGATTGAAAAACAATTCGGATTTGATGCGCAACTGCGACGACTTGAAATTTTAACCGGCCGGGCGCAATGAGTAAGCAACGCGGGCGACCGTTTGAAGCAACCTTTGAAGTTCCAACGCAGCTACCAACGCCAACGCGTTGCGTTCCTGGTAGCGACGAAAAGATTGAAGTATTGCGGCAACGGTACGCGGCGGGCGTTTTGTTGCATCATCCGGAAGATGCGACGTTGCGCGACTGCAAACCATACGAGCGAGTTTTCAAGGTGCTTTTTTAATGAAGACGAAACATATTGGCATTGATCCCGGTAAATCAGGCGCGGCGGCTTGCGTTACCATTAGCGACGGATCAATTGACGACGTTGACTGGCTTTGCTTCAATCACCGCGAAACATCCGCGAAGCAAATTTTGAAAACGTTTAAAACAAATTGGAACGATCCGAAAAGTTGCGTTGTTGAAAAGGTGCATTCGTCGCCACAAATGGGCGTCGTGTCTTCGTTCAGTTTTGGCAAGTCCGCGGGCGCGATTGAAGTTTTAGTTGATTTGGCTTATCCGCTTACTTGGACCTATTGCAGTCCGCGCTACTGGCAAAGCCGGCTGAATTGCTTGACAAAAGGAAACAAAAACGTAACGCGGCTTGCCGTCAAAAAGATGTTGCCAAGCATCGCCAAACAAATAACGCACCGCAACGCTGACGCGATACTGATTGCGCTATACGGCGCCGTGCAACATGAGTGCATTGACTTGGAATTGATTACGAAAAAACAAGAGTTGTTTTGATGCATGACCTTATTAAAAACTTGATCGTCGTTGACGAATCAGAGTATCACGCGCAAAGCGGCGTCGCTTATTTGTCGTCGCATCGCCTGCAAGCGGTGCGCGAAACGAACGATTGCCAGCAATTTTTTGAAGGCCAACAACTTGAAGACACTTCCGGATTTTTGAGATTTGGGCGGATGGTTCACGCTTACACGCTTGAAGGTCCGCAAAAGTTTTTTGATGAATGGCAAACGATAGGCGGTCCGCGCGGGCCGCGCGGCGGATACAAAGCGCCGCACGAATTGACCGCGGAACAATTGAAAACATGGCAAGAAAACAACGGCGGCGAATGGGTAACGCCGCGCGAGCTTGAAAAATTAACGGCGATGGCTGAATCCGTTTGGACGGTTGCCGGCAAGCAACTTAGAAAAGGATGGCCGGAGCTTACGGCGCGGGCGGTTGTCGGCGGCTTACGATGCCAAGGCCGCATTGATTGGATCAGCGAAAGCGACGGCGGTTGCATCGTTGATTTAAAGACAACGCGCAGCCTTGAAATGTTGCCAAATCAAATCGCCAAATTCGGCTACGTGAATCAGCTCGCGTTTTACCAGTTGTTGTATTGCCTTTGCACTGGCAACGATCCGCCGCCCGTGTACATTGTCGGCGTTGAAAAAACAAAACCATTCGCGGCCAAGTTGATACAACTTGCACAATACAAGCTTGACGAAAAGCGGCGCGAAAACTTGGCAACGATTAACACGCTCAAGCGTTATTTCGAAAGTACCAAAAGCGAAGGAGGAAAGTTATGGCAAAAATCACGAAAGATATTGGCGTGAACGGAAAGCCAAAAATTGAAATTCACCGCGGCAAAAAACAGAACGCGCGGCGCGTGCTGCTTTACGGTCCGGGCGGCGTCGGCAAATCTACATGGGCGGCGGGAGCTTGGCAACCGCTTTTTATGTGCGCCGAAAACGGCGTTGACGATTTGGACGTTGCCAGCGTTCCGGCTGACGGCGTTTATCAAAACTGGCCGTCGTTTCTTGCCGACCTGCAAGAACTTACAAGCAACCCAAAAAATTACGGATTTCAAACGCTTGTGATTGATTCGCTAGATTGGCTTGAAAAGATAATCTGGCGCGACGTATGCGACGAACACGGTCACAAAGATATCAGCGAATTTGCATACGGCAAAGGTTACGGGATCGCGTCGCATTACTGGCGCCAGTTTATTGGCTGCCTTGAAGCGGCGCGAGCGCAAAACGTTTTTATTGTGTTGTTGGCGCATCATAAGATTGAGCGTTTTGAGTCGCCAGATACCGACGCTTTTGATCGTTATACGATCAACTTGCACAAACTCGCGTCGGCGATGATTCAAGAATGGGCCGACGAAGTGTTGTTTGCCAACTTTAAAGCTGAAGTACGCGAAAGCGGCGACGGTATCCACAAAACGAAAAAAGGAATCGGCGGCCGTCGCTACGTTCTGACAACGAACAAACCGACGGCGGTTGCGAAAAGCCGATTGAATTTACCCGATGAAATTGATTTAAATTTCGCAGCGTATGCGGAATGCATTTCTAAGTAACCCGAAGGAGGAATTGAAATGACCAGCGAATTTTTCAAAGGCGTTGACTTTAGCGCACCGGTTGAAAGCGAGAAAAAAACTTACGAGCCATTAAGCGGCAATTTTGATTTGCTTTGCGACGACGCAAAAGAAACGATCGCGAGCGTTAACGGGCGCGACGTTCCACAACTTGAGATTCAATTTAAAATTCAAGGCGGCGACCATGACGGCCGGTTATGGTGGTTCAAATGCCGGCGCGATTTGGATTTTCAAATTGAGCAATGCCGGCAATTGTTCCACTTGTTAGGCCATCAATCACCGCCAGCGGTTACCGATTTAATCGGCGAACGTGTCCGCGCGAAGTTGTACGCGAAAAACGGCTACACGAATTTAAGCCGATGGCTTCCGCGTCGCGAAACGCAAGCCAGCCAAGCGCCGACCAATCCGGCGCCGGCTGCGCCATGGTCTAACGAAGACGGAATGTTTTAACCCAAGCGGGCGGCGTAGCCCGCAAGGCGTTTGCGGCTGTTGGCCCGGCCGCAAACGTTAGTCGCCCGGCCAATTGACGTCGCGCCGGGCGACTATTTTTTTTAAAGGATTGAAAATGAAAATTCCAAACGGATTGACGGCTGTTGATCAATGGGTTTTGTGGCGCGAGATTGACAAAGGCAGCGGCAAGCCAACAAAGATGCCGATTCGTTTAGACGGATCGCCGGCCGCGGTTGACGATTCAAAATCATGGTCGTCTTTTGCGCAAGCTTGCGACGCGCTCAAATTCAACGGCGACGCCAACGGCGTTGGGTTTGTTTTCACGACTGACGACAATTTTTTTGGCATTGATCTTGATGATTGTTTAGACGAATCGCAAACGTTGCTGCCATGGGCGCAGCCAATCGTAGAAACGTTCCGGACTTATTGGGAAGTTTCGCCAAGCGGGCGCGGGCTAAAAGGATTTGCCGTTGGTCAAATTCCCGCCGGCTTTAAAAATCGCGCACCAATTGAAAACGGAAGGATTGAAGTCTACGGTTCGCGTCGTTTTTTTACGGTCACTGGTGATTGGCTTCACGCTGACGAATTTGATTTGCCGAAAATCAAATTTGTTGATGCGTCGCAACTTTGCGAAAAGTATCTACCCAAACGAAACGCGGGCGCGTCGTTGGGATTTTTGCCAGAACAAGCGAGCGACGAATTTTTTGAGTTGTGTTTGTCAGAATTAAAAAAGTTGCCAAATTCCGTAAGCGGCGAAAGCGGACACGATAGCTTGCTGCGCGCGGCTTGTGAAACGGTCCGGTTCAATTTAACGGATGCCAGTGCATTGCGTGCGCTGAAATGGTTCAACAAAAATAAATGCATTCCGCCTTGGTCACAATACGATCTTGAACGCAAACTGAGCGAAGCAAAAAAAATTGCCGGCGAAGAGCAAGGCGCGGCGGTTATGTTTGTGCGTCCGAAAACGCACAAACTAGAATTGCCAACAAAGCTAATTGATTCCGACGACTTAGATATTGAAAAGCTGGCTTCCGATGCGCCCGGCTTTGTCGGCAAAATTACAAATTGGATTTTGGAAACGTCTTGGTATAAACATCCGCAACTTGCGTTAGGCGCCAGCATCGCAACGCTCGCGACGGTCCTTGGCCGTCGTTATTGCGACGACAACAACACGCGCACCAACATTTATATCTTGTCGCTTGGCGAAACAAGCAGTGGCAAAAACGATGCATTCGTTGCGCCGCGGTTGCTTTTCAACGCGGCGGGATTGTCGGAACTTTGCGGCTTTACAAATTTCGGAAGTCGTCTCGCGCTGACTCGTCACCTTGAGCAAACGCCGTCGCAACTTTTCAGAATTGACGAAGCTGACAATTTGTTTCGCGATATGAATAGCAACGACGTAATGAGCGGACTGGCTGAAGATTTCAAAACGCTTTGGTCGGAATCCAACAATTTGCAATACCGCGGAAGCGGTTTCATTGATCCCAACAAAACCGTAACCATTGATCAGCCGAACGCATCGCTTTATTGTACGGCGACCCCCCGCGCATTTTTTGAATCATTAAGCGGCCGCGATATTGAAGGCGGATTGATCGGCCGATTTATCGTATTGCAAGGCGTTGAAAGCTATCCCCCGCGAAACAATAAAAAGCTTCAAGGCGAACAAGCTGCGCCGCCGAAGCAGATACTTGATTTTTTGAAATGGCAACACGGGCGGCCAGTAATACACGGGCTGGCGCCTTGGCATCAATTCGCCGTTGAGCAATCGCCAGAATCAAAGGAAATGATTTTGCAATTTATGGACGACGTCCGCGACGTAATGCGCGAAAACGTTGACCGCAACCCGGAGGCAGTAAGCGCAATCGGTAAGTCGCCGGAGATTGCCGCAAAGCTTGCGCTGATTGCTGGCATTTGCAACGGTCGCGATGGAATCATCGGCCGCAATGAAACACAATGGGCGATCAACGTTGCGCGTTTGTCGTCCTCAAATATATCGGCGGCAATGGATTCACACGTAAGCCGAAGCAAGTTTGAATCATTAGTTAAAAAGCTACGGGCGCGCGGTCGCGAAGCTGGCGAATTATCTTTAACGGAAGTCTCGCGCGTGCTGCGCGTTCCGCCTCAATTAAGAACGGACGTTATAAACCATTTGGCGGAATGCAACGAACTCTGCGTTGATATAAAGAAAACAACGACCAAGCCGGTTACGGTTTACCGATTCACCTAGTCGGCTTTGGCTTCTTGATTGCTTGCCCGCCGATCGCGATTGACGGTTTGCCGCATTTTATAACGACGTGTTTTTGTTGCATGCAAGACAAGCCAGAAACCCTTTTTGCAGAAGTCGCGTTTTAAATTGGATAGGCGCCAGCGGAACGCATGGCGTTGATAACAAATGGCAATCGGCGGTCGCATGCTTTCGGCCGCATCGGCCGACGTTGACGCTGCCGCCGTTAAACGTTGCGTGTTTGCAAATCAATTCCATTCAAGATCAAGCGTAACATCGCTTGGCCCTAAGTTTACGCGCTGATAATATCCCGTCGGATTGTCGCTTGAGTTGTCTTCAATTATCAATCCAATTTTGCTTGTTGTCGTCCATCCTGATCGGTTGACGATTTCTTGTATGATTGTTTGCAAATTGTTGCAAGCGGAAACTGTGCCTCCGTTAAAAATGGACGTTCCGACGTCAGCAGAAAACGAAACGCTTGCAGTTGTTTTTGGCAAGCTGTTAAAATCGCTGGCGGTTGTTGCCGACGTGTCTTGCGTGTCATTGTCTTCTCCGTAAATTTTCCAGCGCGCAACCGTTGGGTCTGTTCCAAAAGTTGGCGTTGTTGTGTTTACCAAGCTTTCTCCACTTAATGCCACGTTGAAAGCAAGATTTGCTTTTGTAATTGTTGCCCCTTGCGGGATACCCGGAACGGTTTGCCAACGAATGTGCGCCGATACTTGTGAAAACGTCAAAGCGCCCCAAGGCGGCGACACTTGGAAACTTGAAAAACAAAATACTGCCGGCTGATGCAAACCTTGCGACAAATGATTTGGAAACCAGCTTCTATACGTTTCGTTGATTAACAACGCAGATCCTTGCGTTGTGCAACAACACCAAAAGCCAACCATTGAAAACCCCTTACGTACAATCGGCGGCGTAGATTTCCCAACGCGACGCGCCAGTTGAAGATGAGTAGACAAGTTCCGCCCAAACTTCTTCCGACGCGCCAACGTCAACCGATGACGTTAGCAAATGCGCCGTTGCGGTCGTGTCGCTACAATGGCCGTTCAATGCAACGATACTCGTAACGGTTCCGCTTCCGCCGGCGGTTATACCGCCAGCGGGCGCCGTTGCCCGGATGCGCGTTGCTGACCAGGCTTGAACGATCCCGTACTTATTGTGCGCCGTGTCGCCCATTTGCAGCGGCATAATCAAAAGCGTTGCGCCGTCCCAAACTTTTTGGCCGGGATTGTAGACGGAAAACTGCGTCGTGCTGTCTGCCGTCTTTGACGAATCAAAGTCTGACGCTTTCAAAATGTCGGCGGTTCCGAAAGTATTATGTTCAATGTCCGCCGTTGCCTCAACGAATCTTGTCAACAAACGATTGTTTGTATTTGCTGGCAAAAACAAATCATTTTTGGTTCCGAACGTTTTGCCTTGCTTTTCGTTTTTTATAACCGTGCGCGCAATGCGCTGCTGAGATTGCTTGTCAAAAGGCATTTAATTAAACCTGCCCAAACCCATGTTGTTAAAGTTGGCCGTGGGAAATCTGACATCAATTAAACAATCCGTATCGTTTAGCCCCGCCGGTAAGCTGTTAGAAGCTTTGCTTAATTTAGGTCCGATGATTGGATTGCCGTGTTCGTCAAAGTCTTGAACTCTCTCGCCGTTTTTTAAAACGATAAAATCAAGCATTGGTATCCGCGCGTGGCTTGTTGCCGTGTTGTTAAAATCAACTTCAAAATTAAAATGAACAGTGTAAAACGCAATACCATTTTCTCGTTGTATTCCGCCCGTTGCAATTGAAGAGCAGCGAAGTTGCCCGGCGCTGAAACCAGCAAAGGCGGTTGAATTATTTTTGTTCATGTAAAGCGATTGCAAGCGGCGGACGTCGGTTAAAAAGCGAAAGTTTTTTTCCGCCGTTAACGTCGGGATTGATTTACTATAATCAAATCCAGTAAGCGCGACGTTTTCGTGTACGGTTAAAATTGGTTTGTTGTCGGCCGGGTGCGTAAACAGTTTTTCGGTTTCGTAACTTGTTCCAAGCTGCCATCGCGTTGGACGCAATAAAGGATTGTCGCCGGCGTTCTTTTCCTCTTGCGGATCTTGCCCGTCTGGCGGTTGCGACCAACGGGCAACCGCCAGCCAATAACCGCCCTCGTTTTCTTTGACCGGGCTGAAGTCTAGCGAAACGCAAAAGCTGTTTGAATCAAGCGGATGTTGTTCGTACTTATCCGGAACGGGATCAGGCGACGCATTGATTGCGCCTTTGTAAACCGTGTACGGATCGTCGTCATTTGCTGCTTTGACGAGATAAGTCCAAGTGTGAGTGCGCTTGCCTTCAAGGCCGAGCGACATTTCCTTTTTTCTCAACCGCGAATTTGTTACGGCCATCAGATCAACCTATGCGTGCGGAATGGTGACGGTAGATAAGTCCATGCGTTGCAAAGCGTCGCCCATGTTTTTTAAATGACGATTTCCGGTTTCTTGTTCTTTGATTTGCGCGTCTCGTTTTCTCATTGCTTCCTTTTCAAGTAGCTGCTTCATTGATGCCGGTCCGCGTTGTCTTTTTTCAGCTTCTAAATTTTTTAACAATTCGGCGGTAACACGTTCGTTTTGTGTTTGTTGACGCGGACCGATAAAGCCGCCAGTTGCTCCAAATCCGGCCGCGCGTTGTTTGCTTCCAATTAATACTTGCTTTTTGTGGGCGGCAGTAAACGGGCTTACTTGTCCGGGCGACGCTCCTGCAAATTGTCCGCCGCCGATTTCTAGCGCTTTGTCAGTATCAACCAGCGAAACAAAACCATCGCCAAACGCTTCCGCCGGAAAACGTTTTCGCAATTCGCGAAGTTCTTCCTTGCTTAATGTCGGACGCTCAACGCCAGAAGTCCGAAACGCCAACGGGTTATCTTTCATTTGCTGGCGAATCATTTCGTCGCTTTGACGTTTTTTATCCTCTAGAGTTGATTCAAGTCCAAACGTGCGTTCAAACCAACCGCGATTTTTTTTGCGTTCCAAGTCAGCTTTTAAAATGTCGCGTTTTCTTTCCGTTGCCTCTTTGTTGGTTTCTCCCTTTAATCGTCCTTTTGGTATTTTTTGCTTTTGTGTTTTCATCAATTCCGACAACGTTTCAATCGTAGCCGCAACCGCTGGCGCGATTTGGATAACGAATTGTCGCTGCATGCTTTCAAACGCTGACGTCATTTGCTTCGTTGATTTCAAATATTCTTGAACGCCGGCGCCATCAAAAGCAGTACCCATTTCAACCGCTTCTTCGCGCAGCCGTTTGATTCCGTCAGCCCCTTGATTAATCAACGGCATAACCTTGAACGCATCGCCGCCAAACAAAGCATCGGCCAGCTCAATTTTTTCTGCGCCTTGAATTGATTCCAAATGTTTTGCAAGTTGGCCGAAAGCTTCTTCCGGTTTCATGGCAAGCAAAGCCGCGACCGGAACGTTAAGCTGCTCAAGAGCGGCTTTTGCTGATCCGGAACCCTTTGCCGCTTCAGATAGGCGAATGTTCATTTCTTCCAACAAGCCGTGCAAGTCGTCAAACTCAACGCCGTTTTGTTTTGCAGCGTGCGCAAGTTCGCTTAATGCTTGCGTTGACATTTGCAACGCCCCTGCGCGCTTTTGAATTTCGCCCATAGCTGCCGCGGTGCGATTAAAAGAAGTTGCCGCGGAAGTTGCGGCGGAAGACATTGCATTGAAAACGTTTTTGATTGCAAGCTTTGTGAATTGGCGTTTTGCTTTTGTTAAAGCATTCATCGCCTTTTCGTTTTTTTTAACGTTGCGCTCAAATTTGCGCAAGCCAACTTTGCTTCGCCGCAATCCTTGCTCAAATTTTCCAGTGCGCGCCGTAATGGCCACGGCAAGTTCGCCGATGATTCCCATTTCAAAAAGTCCTTTTCAAATGTTCCAGAAACAACGGATCGTCGGGCGACCAATTTTGCGCGTTGTCTTGATTCACAAGATCCAACAAAACCGCCAGCCGCTCAACAAATTCCTCCGGCGTCATTTGCGCCAACATTTGATCAACGCTCATTGCGCCTAAATGGTTTGCCAGCATTACCGCCGCCAAACGATCCGGGCGCTCTTTTAGTTTTTTGCCGCTTGCTCAACGTCAATCGCGCTTAAGTGGTCGTTGATCGCGTCAACAATCGGCCCGGTTACGGAAGCATCTAAATTCAAAATTGATTCAATGTCGCTTTCGTCGTCCGAATAAACGCGGTCCTTGTTTTCATCAACCAAGCAATACGCAATCAGCATTGCGTGCAATCTTGGCAAATCGTTTCCGGCTTCAACAAATATCGTCGTTCGTTCAAGCTCGCTTAAACTTTGCAACGTTGCTTCACCGCCGGGAATGCTTACGCTTACAAATCTTCTCTTGACGCTTTCAAGTTGCTGGCGAATGTTCATCGTTAAATTTTCGGGCGCGTTGCGCCCGCCCCTTAATGTATGCGGCAAAAACAATTTTCCGCTTTTGTAAATGTCCGGTTTCGTTTTCAAGCAATGTCACGACAGAACGCACAATCGCATCGCTTGCCCGCGGCGACATTATGACAATGCCGCCGCCGGGCTTGTTTTCAGCAAGCGCCAGCAAATCGCCGTCGTTGGCAACTTCTAAAACCGGCGCTTTTAAATTTTTCACGATCAACTGTTTTGCGTCCAAGTCGGTCCAGTTTTACCGTCAAACTGAATCGTGATACTGCCCGTCGTCGGTTCGCCGCTCGTCAATGTTGGCGTTTCAACTTCGGTAACAAAACCGCTTCCGGTTAAATTACCCGCGGCGGTGCTGTCTGATTGATCGGGAAAAGAAAACGTAAACGTTCCCGCTGATCCTACCGTCGGCAATGCCTCATCCCAATTCCAAAAACATTCAACCGTAATCGGTCCAATTGCTTTCAAATCGGCTGGCACCATTTCTTGATAATCCGTAGACGCGAGCGACGTATCATCAAGCGCTTCAACGGAAACATTGAATCCGCTAATGGAAATCACTTTCCAATTTCCAACCGTACCTCCGGCCGGCCAAGCCGAAATAGTTGCGCCTAATCCTGTATTTACTGCCATTGCTCAAACTCCGTTTAAAAAACTGGTGACGCTGCTTGATAGTACACGCTAAAATCTAAACTTGTAACAAACGACCATTTCCCTTGGCCGCCTATCGGTTCTAATTGTTCCGACGATATATTCTGCAACGTTGATTCCGTTACAAAATAATCGCCCCACTTTTTGCCATGGAATCCGTCGCAAGCCATGCGAACAAGAAAAGACAAAACTTGATTTCTTTGCGGCGCATGATGGCCGCTTGTATAGCAATCAATTTGAACGATTGAATTTGCGGTATCGGTAACGCCCGCGGTCGTTGGTTGCGAAGACGTGTTGATGACGTCAAGCAGCATATAAGCCGGCTTGAATCCTTCCGGATTGCGACCGAAATAAACATCGCGGCCAATGCGGCTTTGCAACTCGCGTCGTGCGTCGTCGCGATGCTTGAGCGTCAAACCTAATCCAGTTTGCGCCGGGCTGAACAATCGCGTATCAACCGACGATGGGTTTGTTAGATAGTCGTGCAAGCCGTAGATAATCATATCCGTTTATTCTTGCTCCAAATGTTTTCAACGTTTGCGGCCGCATCAAAAAATTCTTTTTTGACTGGTCCTTTTTTTGCCATCTTTGCGGGGATCGTTTTGATGTAGTCAATGATGGCTTTTCTGAAAATGCGTTGAATCAATTTTTCGTTGTGATAAAGCGCCCGCCGCAAATACGCTTTGCCTTCCTTTTTGTTTTTCTTGCCGCGGGTTTTCCAACCTAACTCTTGAGCGACGGCATAAAGGTAATCGCCTGCGCCAATGTCAAAATTTTTGTTGTCGCTTCTGATTGTTACGACGGCGCCAAGTATCAATTTGTGAAATGGCGTTTTCCGTTTGTATGCTTTTGACTTTTTAAGAGAGCGAACTTGAATTGCTTTTTTTATGTTGCCGCGATCAACTGGCGCAAAAATGCGCGCCATGGTTTGAACTTGTTTAGCGCTTTGACGAACGGCAGACCGCAACGCTTTTTTTTTCATGTTCGGTTCAAGCGAGTCTAGTTGCTTTTCAAGTTGAATCCTGCCAATCAAACCAATATCAAAATGATCCGACGCGGATGTTTTTATTTTCTTTCGTCTACCCATTGCCGACCTGTTTTATCAAATGCAATTCAAGAAATTCGTTTCGTTCGTCAACGTTTATCAGTGCAACAATTCCGTAAACGTCGTTGCCGATTTTTAATTCATGGTTTTCGGTTATTTGTTTTTGATAACGCGCGAAGGCAACATGGCTATAAACGATTTGCGTCGTGTCCGCTTTTTGCGCCGTTGTTTGCTTTGCGTTTTTTAAATCAATCCAAATCTTTCCGACGACTTTGGATCGCGCCGGTTCATAATTAAAATCAGAATCAATTGTTTCGCGCTCAAGAACAATCGCGAGTTTGTTCATTCTATGCATCGGCAACGTGTCCCGTTCTAAGCGCCCACAACATCGGCTTGAGCCAAATCGGCTCTTTAGATGACAAACCCGGATTGTCGTACCATTCGCGCGCCAGCATTAGAATCGCTTGGCTGGCAACCGATGGAACATCGGCCGCGGAATCATAGCCGGCAAACCATAGCAAACGAACGGCATCCGGTCGGTCGTAAACGTCCGGCCAAGTTTGATCCGGCGCAATGGTCAAAACCGTTGCGTCGTTTTCCACGTAACTCAACCACTTAGAAGACGCCAGCGTTGTTAGCGTGTTAGTTGAATCGTAATACTGAACGCGCGCAACCGCTTGCGTCGGATAGCTTGGAATGAAAATTTTGTCTTCAAACTTTGGAAGCGTCATCGTTTTTGACTTTGACAAAAACGTGCGCCCCGTACTGCCTTCGACAAATTCGGTTGCGGCGCGAATCAGCGATTCAATCCGCTGATCCTCGTCGTCAGTTGTAACGCGCAGATAGTGCTTTGCTTCGGCAAGATCAACAACGGGCGCGCGTCGCCCTTCATTAACGAGAACATCGCGAACGCGAACAAAAAGAGTTCGTTGGTAAGTTGTTCCGCCGGGCAACGTAATTGTGTTCGTCGCTTCATAAGTAACGCCATCGCTGCCGCCAATGAAACGAATGCCCGTTGTTGTCGTTGTGTTTGTTTCGTTGCTTGTCGCAAGTCCGGCGCCAATAACCCAAGCGCTAGTTGATATGGTCCGGCTGCCGAGCAAGCCGGACCAATCAACGGTAACGTCGCTAATGCTGTCCGGATCTTTGAAATAAACGGTTGCCATGTTTTATGATTCCGGCTGCGTATGGGTAAAGCTGTTGATGGTCACGGTTTGACCACTGGTAATTGATGCCGAATCCAAAACCATATCGGTTCCGGATGTTCCCGCGTCGCCATCCCACAAATGATTTTCGTCTGAATCGTAAACTCTGAAATATCCCGCGGTGCCAGTTGCAACGGCGGTTCCGCTTGGAGTTCCGGCCATGGTTGCACGTCCGCCCGGCGTCGCATCGGCTGCCGCGCCGAATGCTGGATCTTGCAGCGTAATCGTTACCAACAACGTTCCGGTTTCTGCCGTGTCTGAATCGGTCGGCTGGCTGCCCGTGTAAATGCGAACAAACCCGGCGCCGCTTCCGGCGTCAACTAAATCGACCATCGCATTGCAAGCAGCCAACGCCGTTGCATTAGAAATTTTCGTTGCCATGTTAAACCTCAATCGCTTTCAAATTTTGAGATAAAAAAGTTTCGTCTTTGCCGATAACGAAAACACTTTCGGATTCATCAACCGGAAGAATCGCGAGCGTTTCTTGAGCAACAACTTTTATTGTATCGGCTGCAATGGCTGACGTTGCCGCCGCGGTTGTTGTTGTAACGTTTGCAAGATTAGCGGGTGCGCCGGCGTTTGATGAACTAACGGCCGCGGCCGTTGTTGTTGTTATGGTCGCGCCAATTAAAGCGGAAGACGTCGCCGCGCTAATTGCCGCGGCCGTTGACGTTGTAACGCTAGCGCTAATCCCGGCGCTACCCGTTACCGCTGACGTTGCAGCGGGCGCCGTTGTCGCAATGTCGCCAGCAATCGCGACGCTAACGGTAACCGCTGACGTTGCAGCGGGCGCCGTCGTTGTGATTGCCGTAAAAGATCCCGTAACGGCCAGCGACGACGACGACGTTGCAGCGGGCGCCGTCGTCGTAATATCGCCAGCGATTGCAACGCTGCCCGTTACCGATGACGTTGCAGCGGGCGCCGTCGTTGTTACGGTTGCGGAACCTTGCGCAAGCTTTACGCTGATATATTTTCGCGGGCGGCGAAAATAGAAGTTCCGGTTTTTTGTTAATTGGCCGTAAGCCATTAGCCGACTTCCTCAACGATCGCGACGATGTTCAAATTTAATGCATCGCTAGGCGCTTCAACTGAAATTACAAACGCATCGGTTCCGCTGATTTCTGGCCGATGCTCTGGCGCGACATAATATTGATAGTCGCTTTGAATGTTCCAACCGGCGGTATGCAAAACTTGCAACGTTCCTGATCCTGCCGCGGCCGCCGATGACGTGTTGCGTTGCGCGGTTGCATTTGCTGCGCCAGCGTTTACCGTCGTCATTTTGATAGGTGATACGCTGGCATTGTTCCCGCCCGTTGTATAAGCGCCGGCGGCGCGTTTCAATTCAACTTTCAAACCTTCGGATTCGCTATCGCCGAAGTCGCTCGTTTGACTAACGCAAAATGAATGCAAGATCAAACTGTTTGCAGATCCCGCGATAATCTCCAATTCAAACAACGTCGTAACGCTGCTAACGATGCCAGTGTCGACCGTGTAAAGTTGTCCCACTTATTCGCTCCTTAAATAATATCCGCGGTAACGCGCAGCCGTCGCGCGATTGCGCGGCTTAAATGATTGTTGGGAAGTTACCGACGCGCTAACGATTGAGCTTGCCGCGGCGGCTGTTGTTGTAATTGTTGCCGAAGGAGCTGAATCGCCTTCCTCAATTTGAAGCGCCCAACCATAGTATCGCTGGCTTGATCCGCCGCCGGATACGGTCGTGTAATCTAAAACCGTTCCTGTTGAAGAGAAGCTATCAAAATCAGCGACGGCCAACGTGTCTTCGTTAAACGAGTTGTTTACGGTTTTATCCGTAAACAAATTCAAAGCTTCCGTCGTGCTGCTTGATCTATAGGCGGCCGTTACCGTCGTTGAGCTGTTGTTATGATCGACTTGAGTTTGATTGTAAAGCGATTGAAGTTCATCAATTAAATTATTGCCAATCACTTCTCCGACGTTTGTGCTTGTTGATGAAGTGTCGTGGCTTGAATTTGTGTCGCGACTTAAACACGACATAAAAAACTGCGGCGTAAATGTTGTCGTTCCGACGGTATCCGTTCCGGTCGCCGTTGGCGTTCCGTAAGCGTCGTTTAATTTAATTCCTGCATCGCCTAACGCCAGACACAAATAACCGACGTCATCGCTTCCCGCGTTGTTATCGCGCTCCGTAACAACAAATCCATCGGATGTAAACGACGTGACCTCCTGCCGCCATGCGGTGGATTGCGTAAACGCTTGCGCAGCAATTCCGTCGTTTCTTCTAACGCCGGCGATGTTTTTAGTATTATTAGCGGCGCCCCTAGCTAAAACGCTTTGCTCAATTCCGCTTCCCGTATCGTGCGCAACGCCCCAGCTAATAACCGAATGAGTTTGATTTGTTGCGTTTGCGATCCCGGCTGTTGTTGCAAAAATCAATTTTGGCTGAAACGACAAACTTGAAATCGTTCTCGTCGAGCCAGTACTGCCCGGAACTTGAAAGTCTCCCACTGCCGCGTCAACGTCGTCGCCAGCAAACAAAATCAAATCAACATGGCATCCGGTTAACCCGCTTCCGTTTGTAACATTTAAACGAACGCCGTCCGTAATCCAAGACCCAAAAGCAACATTGTTTGTTGCGCTTCCGTCAAGCATCGCAACGTAGGATGTTGATTGAGAACGTGTACCGCTGTGATTGCTCGCGCTATCGTCCCAATCGGCGTAAGCGGAAAAATGATTGCTGCCATCGGTGAATCCGTAACCCATGACGCAATCTTGTTGATTAGCGTTGCCGGCGGTTCCCGTGTCGCGGTAGAAAATAAAAATCGCAGCGGAAGGCGTACCGATTCCGGAAACGGTCACGTCGTGCGTTGTTGTTGATGAAGTCGGCAACGTTGTCCGTTGAACGCCTATAGTCACGTCAGCCATTAATTGCGCTCCTCATGTTCAACCATAATTGCCGCCGTTCCTGCATCGTTTGAAATTGTCAAGCGGTGCGAAGCGTTGCTGGCGTTAATTCCTAATTCTGAAAAATCAGAATCGTCGTTTTGAATCGTCCAGCCATCCGGCAAATAGAACGACAAGAAATCAACAAAGGAACGCTGGCCGGTCGGCGTGTCGCCAATTCCTTTTTGCGTCGGTCCAATGTCGCGGCGATTGTTGTTTTTTGTTTCAAGAAAAGAAACGTTGCCAGTGTCTTCGTTGTTTAGAAATGGCCCAAGCAAATTTTGCACGCCGGGCATTTCTTCTTCCGTTGGGCCTGCATCGTACAACTTGCCGGAATCATTTGGAATCAAACCGGATCGCGTGCCGATATCAACCGGCGCCCAAAATCCCGCCGACGGGTTTTTTGTTTGTGCGTTTGATTGCTGCCAAACGTTTTCAATGTCATCGGATACGCGATCGCCGTTGCTTGGAATCAAAAGCTCAACGCTGTTTTGATCAATCCCGTAATTTTCAAACATGCTTTGAATTGTTGCAACGCCGATCAAATCTTTGTTGTGCGTCGTTGCGTATAAATTGAAGTAAGCGTTTCGGTCCCAAAAATTGTATTTAAGTTTTCCGCCGACGGTTGTTGATTCGGTCGGCGCCGATGTTATGTCATCAACGTTAGAATGAAAGAAACCGGACGACGAACGCAACCAAATACAACTTGCAAAAAACGCCGATTGTTTTGCAAGCAAATTTATCCGCCCGTTTTTGTATTGTGTTTGCAACGTTGTTCCGACGATATTCAAAGGGGAATGATTGACGGAGCCGCGCCATTTAAAACCGGCATCCGGTCCGCTTTGGTTTGCCGCGCCAGTGTGTTGATTGTTAATAAGCCAATTTGGAATTGAGCCAGTATCCGAATCCTGCGCCGATGCAATGCGGTATCCCGCAAAAGCCGCGCGAGTGTCGCCGCAAAACAAAACCGGAAAATTCTGATCCGGTCCGATTGTGTTATTGTATTCGTCGCGGTTTGGATACGATCCCGCAAGCCGCGTTGAAATCTGACATTTCAAATTGTCTTGATTGTTTAATTCAATGCGGCGACGAACTGCCCATGTATAAAAGAAATCAACATCGGCAACATAGCGACCATTTGCGCCGGGATCGCTTACGTTGTTGATGGCGTCGCCGTCAATCGTTGCTGAAATTTCAAACGTGTTTTCGCTGGCGTTAACAACAAAATAAAACGTTTCCGGCGTTGGCGTTTTGTTGCTTGCGGTTTTGCCGCTTGATAGGCTATAAGTTTCGGCGGATAGCTGCGATGGTACGGCCGCCGATTGGCTGCCGATAAAACAAACGCGATTTCCGTTTTGGTACCCATGGCCGGCAACATTAAATGTTTGCCCGTTGCTTATCGTGTATTGCTTATAATTTCGCTGGCGTAAAACATGGCCGGCGCCAATATCATTTCCGCGGACGCTGACGTTGTAATTTGTTTGGCCGTCGTTGCTTTGAAAAGCAACATCCCAAGCGTTGTAATTATCAACGGTCGTTGCGTTGCTTACCGTGTATTGATCGTAATAACGCGGCTGCGCTTGCCAGTGCCACTTTGACAATATCGGCGCAACGCCGTTTATGTTTGTGTTTTTCCAGTTTGCGCCGTGCCACGATTTGCAATGGTGGTGAATGTTTCCGCCTTCGCTATGGTCGAACTCAAACAAGTCGTCATAAATCGCATAGAATTCGCAATGATCTAAAACGTTGTTGCGGCTGATTGATTTGCCGCCGCTGCCGCTGTTGTGACCATAACCGCTTTCATACAAATTGTGAAAGCGACAAAACGAAAACACGCTTGACAACGTGCGATTGTCAAACGCTTCGCCCGGCGTCCAACAATCGCGAACGCTCAACCCATTGTCTTGCGTATCGTTTTTTACGCTGTCAAAGTCGGGATAGCTTCCAAGCTCAATCAAACAATCCTCAATCAACCAATCGCGCAAAACTTGGCCGCTTGTTCCGCCAAGGAAAAACCCGCCGTGTCCGTCGTAACGCTTGCCATCAATGGCCGCGCCATGTATCTCGGTCGGCAAGCTTGCGTTTTTGATTTTGCAATTTTGAAACACAACGCCGCGCGAGTTGCAATTTGCCTTGACCGAAAAAACTTGCGTCTTGCTGGTTAATCCGATGCCGCTTGAAAACCAATTGCAAATTTGAAAATCGCTAAACGTAAGCCAATCAGCGTTATCCGAAAAAACAAAGCGCGGCAAAATTGTTTGATCGCCTTCGCCTTGAATCAATATCGGGTTTGATTCAATTCCGGAAACGCTTATTCCGTCAAGCTTGTTTGTTCCATTGGCATCGGAAAAGTCGCCGGATGGAATTTTAATAACGTCGCCAGCCGTTGCGGTTGTTCCGGTTGTTCCGTTGCAGCCAAGCAAAACGCGCAACTGATCAAGCGTTGTCGGTTGATGAATTGTTCCGCCGCTTGGATTTACTGGCCGCGTTCGTGTTCTGAAATTTGTTTTGATTGTTGCGACTTCGTTTTTGTTTTCGTCGCCAACATAAACGCCGCTTGTGTTTTTGATTTTAAATTCAACGTCGTAAAGCGTGTTTGCGTTAAGCCGAATGATGCAGCCGCAAATCTGCCACTTGTAAGATTCGTAACTATTTCGCGCCCGATAAACGCGAGCGTTTGTTGCTCGCTTCCAATTTGTGGCTGCCCTTGGTTTGTAGCGAACTTCACAAACTGTTTTCATTTCCGAATCGCCAGCAATGTGAACGCGAAACGAAAACGTATCAAAAGTTACGTCGCCGCTTATTTCTTTAACGTAAGTCGTTAGCGACCATGGCGACTTGATCCACAACGAATCATTCCCGTCGCCGCCGTTTTCAAAATCAATGACGTTGCCCGACTCGGTTTCAATCTTGAATTTTCCGTTTGTGGAAGTATACGAATCCAAATAATAAACTTCGCTTGATAAAACTTGCGGCGTTGTATTTGGCAACGATGCGCCGTTTTTTGTCGTCAACTTAATTTGTTCGCGCCAAGACCGTGTATCGTAACGTTCAAAAACTGGCAAGCCGGCAACCGTCAAATAGTTTGTTGACGTGTCAACGTTGTATTGATATTTAAAGTTGAAATCGTCGGACGGTCCGCCAGCGTATGTAATCGTTGAAAATCCCCACTGCGAAAAATTGCCTTCGCCGTTGCTGGTTGATTGATTGTTGATTGCCGGTTCTGTTTTGTTTGACGACGGATTGCGGCGATGCGTTTGTGACCATAGCCCATGAACAAACTGCAAAAATTCGCCGCAAGTTTTCAAGTTCCAATTTTCAGAAGCAACGCCGCCGGCAATCTTTAAAACGCCGTTGTCGTCAACGCGGCTTGCGGTCAAATTAACGTTGTCGCCGTTGCTTTTTATTACGGCGCCCAATCCATCGCGAAACTCTTTTTTGCCGATGATTGTTGTTCCGGGCGCGTTGCTCAACAATTCTTCGTAACGCTGCCAAGAGTTGGCAACGACCGAATTTCGTTTTTTGTAAAACTTAACACGCGCGCCGATTGGCATATTTAATCTTCCGCAGATTTCCGCGGCGTTTTTTTAACCGCGCGTTTTTTTGAAATCTTTCGCGTTGCCGTTTCTTCAAACGGTTCTAGGTCGCCGTTTGCGATTCCGACTTTTGCAAACATAGGATCAATATCAATGATCGCGCCGGCTGGCGCTTTGTGCGTTGGACAATCAAACGGCCGAAGAACTTTGACTTTCATTTTTTACCTTTTGAAAACCCGCCGGCCGACCGTTGCCGCGCAAACAAACAACGGCCGGCCATTGGGAAGGGGATCTAATTAGCTGGCCGCGGTTGCGTACTTGATAGCGTTCTGCTGCACCGTGTCGCTATCGCTGCGCAAGTAAGCGACAAAGCTGGCTTGAAACTGATCAAAGTTCCAATCGTCGCTACGGCGAAGCGTAACGCCTTGAACGCGGCGGACGAAGAATTTATCCATCCGCCCAAACAACAGACACTTGCTTGCGCTACCGCTTGCCATATCTTGATTGATGGCGACGGGATAGCCAAGCAAAGTACCGGGCGCGCCAGATTGTAGATTAGCTGGCAAAAACAACGGACGATTTTGCGAATCAGCGATTTCTTTAATCTGCCGGAAAATGGTATCGTTGAACATCCACGAAGCGCCTTGGCGGTAAGACGGATCAACCGCATGCTCAAGCGTCAAAAGTTCTTCGTAAGTGACGGCCGTATTTGCGGCAAGCGTCAACGACGAATCAGCCGCGGATGTTACGATTCCATCGTGCTGGCTGCTTCCGGTTCCGGTTGTCAGCAAAGCGTTTTCGCCTCGCGCCAAACGCTCGCCAAGCAGCGAACCAATCAACGAACCAACATCCACGACGCCATCCTGCAACATTTCGTAACTAACGTTGACGATATCGCTGGTCACCTTATAGGCGTTCAACGTCACTTTTCCGAACGTCGGATCGGTTTCATCATCGGCTGTATTCTCCGCGAGAATGCTTCCGCTGTTGCCGGTATCCGTAACGGTCGGCATTTCCAGAGCGCCGCCGCCGGGCGTCGTGATAACGCGAGCCACGCCGGACACGTTTCCAAATTCAACCATAGCTCGCTCAATTTCGGCCATCATTGAAGTCGGTACGGCGTTACCGCCAGCCGATGCAGTGCCAACGCTCAAATCGCGATATTCCGGCGACAAGTGATTGACGCCGCATTTTTGAGCCGCGCGAACTTGTTCCGCGGTTGCGCGGTTGCCAAGCGTATAAGCGCGGAAAGCCAATTCGCGATCCGCCGCCGTTGGTTCCGATTCGGGAGCTTCGCGTTCTTGCTTGGCTTCCCAAGCTGCGCGCTCTTCCGATTCAAGTTGTTCGTCGGACTTATTAAGCGTTGACGTTTCAATCTTTCGGGCAACTTCAATCCGTTTATCCAAGTCGTCAACTTTGGCGGCAAGTTCGCTGAAGTCGCGTTGTTCGTCGTCTTTGAAAGATCGGTCTTCGGTTTCACAAGCGTTATGAATCGCCTGCATGGCTTCAAATGCGTCGTTGCGTTGTTGGTGCAATTCGTTTAATGATGGCATCGTTTAACCTTTTGGTTTGTGGAAAAATTTGCGCAAGAGAGCGTCAACTTGTCGCGGATGGTCGCGAGAGAAATCAATGCAGGGATTGATGCATTTAATTTAACCGCTAAACAAATCAGCGTCATTTGCGGGAAAAACGACGTTTTTTGCTATTGGTGCAAACGTTTCCCGGCCGATATATTACGAGCGGCGCGAACGTTCGCGCGAACAATTAACAAAGGAGCGCAAGCCATGAAAGCAGAACTCGCTGATTTTCTTTTCTACGACGGCGAAGACACGTTTGAACAGCGGACCGTTTTTGATTGCATTCAAACGCAAGCCGTTCTCAACGCGATGCAAAACGAAACTTGCCCGGAAACAATGCGCGGCATTATCAAGCTAGCAATACACGACCGGGAATTTGCCCGCGATTACTTGACGCCAGCGGGCGCCATCGGATGCAAGTGGAGAACGATAAATGACGAATAAAACGTTTGCCATTTTTTCCGCGTTGGTTTTTGTTTTTTTGATCGTCTGCCTTTTGACCAACCTTTACGCAACGTTTAAAGTTTGGCGGGCGGGTTACCTCCTTTGACCGCCGTTGAGGACAACGCCCGGTTTCGGCCGGGCGTTGTTTTTTAAATAGGGGAAATCATGACTCCGTATTTTGAAGATGATTTAATAAAAATTTATTGCGCTGATTGCAACGATGCTTTTGATTTTATTGAAAACGTTTCGTTAATTGTTACAAGTCCGCCTTACAATCATTTAGGAAATCGGTTGCCGAACAATCCAACCGGATTGCATGGCGAAAGCAATTGGGTAAACGACACAAAAAAAAATTGTTATCCCGATGATATGGATGAAAGCGAATATCAAAAATTGATGATTGATATTTTCAAAAAGTCAAAACAATGCGTCAACGAAAACGCTTCATTGTGCATCAATCACAAATGCCGCTGGCGAAATAAAACGTTGCTGCATCCAATTGATTTAATTAATCAACTCAAGCCGGATTGGAATTTGAGGCAAGAAATTATTTGGCAGCAACCCGGATCAACAACTTTAAACGCAAAACTTTTCGCGCCAAACGATGAAAGAATTTTTTGGTGTACTGGCGGCGATAAATTTAAATGGAATCAACCAGCAGCGTCTTTTCTAAGCGTTTGGAATATATCGCACGAAAAAAGACAATCAAACAATCATCCTTGCCCTTATCCGACTGAGCTAGTTAAACGACTAGTGATTGGATTAACAGACGAAAATGATATTGTTCTTGATCCATTTATGGGAAGCGGAACAACATTGGTTGCCGCAAAAATGCTAAACAGGAAAGCAATCGGAATTGAGAAAGAAGAAAGATTTTGTGAAATTGCAGTTGATCGGTTACGTCAAAACGTTTTGAATTTTTAAATTTAACGAACGGAGTCTAAACGATGCGCGGGTTTGTTTTGTTTTTGTTGTTGTGTTTTGTTTCGCCAGCAATGGCCGAAACATGTTGCAAAAAAATTGATTGCAAGATTTGCGTTTACGAATTGCGCGTTATTGAACTTTGCAACGTTGAGCGCGAGAAACGCGGATTGCATCCGCTCAAAAGATTGGCGGATCTTGTGACGGCTTGCCGAAAGCATAGCGCCGTACAACGCGCCCGCCGGTCAATGCATCATGGCAACCTTGCCGGATGTTCCGCGGAAAACGTTGCGGTCGGTCAAGAATCGCCGGAACAAGTTGTGCGCGCTTGGATGAATTCAAGCGGGCATCGCGCCAACATTCTATCGCGTCGCTGGCAATGCATCGGCTACGGCCGCGCCGGCAAATACCATACGCAACAATTCAAATGATTGGGCGCGTTGCCCAACAAAACGGCCGCGGGCTTCGGCTTGCCCGCGGTCGTTTTTTTTTGCTTAATGATACTTGTAAAGCGTTGAGCGCATTCCCAAGCGATCAAGCGTTACCTTTGCTTTTTTCATGGCATCCGCTAAACCGTCGGCGCGTTTTTCATTGCGCCAGTTTTCATAAGATTGTTGTGCTTCGTGTTGATCAGCTTCGCGGATGCTTGACGTTGAAGCAGTGTAAGCCGGATTGACGACCGGACCGACTTCAAACAATCGCACCAATTCCAATTCGCGGACGTCTGGCTCGTCGTCTTCGCCCTCAATCCATTTGTCGCGCAGCGGGATAAATGTAAAGCTGCTGCCTTTAACGTCGCCGCGTTGCATGCTTGTCACCAAGTCGCGGTAGAACGTTGTGGAGCTTGCTTTGACTTTGTAACGCAAGCCGACGTTGTCGACCATTAGCGAAAGCGTTCCGGCCGACACGCGCCCCAAAACTTGCATATCATTATGATTGTAGGTCGCGTAGACTTCCGACGCCGCGGGATCGCTTTGCAAATCGTCAAACGCGCCCGGCATAATTCTTTCGGCGACTCCATCCCACAAATCGTAAGTCGTTCCCGGTTCATCCGCGCGATAGAACGGAGCGCCAACGCCGCTAATATCTGGCAAGTCGCCATCGCCCGCGCGAAGTTCCAAAGTTGCATTCGTGAATCGTTTTACTTTTTGCATTGTTTCGACTCCAATAATTCAATCGCTCGCGAAACGGTCCATTCGTTTAGCGAAGTTTCAAAATCAGTTACGCGCGTTTTGAGTTGGTCCGGCTGGCAATCGGCGGCGTTTAAAAGTCCGTCGCTAATGTGCTCCAAATAATTTTTGCATTCTAAATCGGCATCGGCGCCCGCAAGCCGCAACGCCGGCCAAAGCATTTCCTTGATGATTGGCATTTGCTCCGTCAATTGATTGACGCCGGCAAGATACTTTTCGGGCGATAATTTTTTGGCCCGTAACATCATCCGCTTGTTGACGCGCTTGAACGCATCAACGAGCGCGGCTTGCCTTGCCAATAAATCCGATCGCGAGTTTTCCGATTCTTCAAGTTCGTAATCTTCTGACAATTCGCTTTCATCAATTGTTTGCATGTTCATCGGCGTTATGCAAACATCGCCGCCAGCAATTGGATTTAGATTTTCTTCTGCGCGAACTTCGTTTCGCGTTTTGATTCCCCACTGAATCGCAGTTGAATAAGCGGTGAAACGTTCCGACGTGTCAGCCTTAAACAACGCATCAAGTTTGAACTCCGCAAAATGTGAGTCGCTATCCATTTCGCGCTGGCTGAAAAGCTTTGCGTTTGCTTCGGCTTCAATTCTTGAAATCCATTTGCCAAGCGTTGAATTAAAATAAGATCGGTTCTCTTGTTCAACGCTTGAGTATGAAGTGCGCGAATCGTCGCCAAGTTTGCCCGGCGGTAAGTTGAAAAATCTAGCGATATCCTTGATTCCGAAATTTGCAACTTCAATCAACATTGCGTCTTCCGGACTAACGCCCATATCAGACCAAGTAATGCCCTCCTCTAAAAGCGCCACGCGATGATGATTGCCTTGCCCTTGATGCCGAGCGTTCCAACCGCGCAAAAAGTTTTTGCGTGCGTCTTCGGTAAGCTGGCCGGGATGACTTAAAAACCCTTGAGCGACCGCGCCATTCGCGAAGAACTCTGCACCATATTGATCGGCCGCAAGTTGTTTGCCAATTGTCTGCGCGGCGAAATGAACGATTCCGCAACCGCCGTTGTAATTGACGGTCAATCCTTGCAGGTGAAACATTTCCTCCGCTGCAACAATTTTCGGGATATGATCAAGATCGCCGCAAATTGTGTTGTTGCGAATACGATAAAAGTTGCGCTGGCCGTCCCAACAACATTCAACGTTTTCGGTATGAATCCAATGCAAGCCAATCGGATTAAATTGGTTGTCGCGTTCAATGTAGCTATACGAGTTACCATACAACAAAGCGTGCGAAATCATTCGCGAGCGCCAAAGATTGGCCGTCAATCTATTGTTGGCGCTACGTTTCAAAATATTGTACGCGGCGTGATTTGTTGCGCGTTGTTTTCCGCTGCCGTGTTCCGTTTCAATTCGCTCGTAGACAATCAACGGCAATCTACTAATATCGCCGCTAATTAAATCAATGCCTTGCCAGACTGGCGAATAGGTCAACGCTTTGTCGGCGTCAATTCTAATGCCGGCGTTTGTTTGCGTTGACGTGTTGTAGAATTCGTCCCAATGTTCAACGTCGGTCAAGCTGCCCGTGTACCCCTTGTAAGCGCGCTTGAGCTTTTCAATAAACGTTATCTTCATTTGTTAAACCAGAATCGGCCCTCTTGTTTCGTAGATACTTCCAGCCGATTGCCCCGCTGCTATCGCGACCCCTAACGCCATGACGGCGGCAACAATTCCGTCGATCTTCTTTCCGCTTCCATGCGGCGGCCGTACTGGCCGAATGTTTCCGTTATGATCCGCGTGAACTTCTACGTTCTCGGCGCACCAACCAAGCATTGGATTTTCGCCATGGTCAAGCGTTCCCGCCAAAACGCAAGCCTCCAATTCTTTGCAAGGCGCGGACAATGTTGCGGCGCCTTGCCGAACTTTCACCATTGGAACGCCAGCGGATTCAAGACGCATGCTCAACCCTTCAGCGTTCCAAGGATCAAAGCCAACGTAACGAACGTTGTAACGTTCGCACGCTTCAACGATGAATTTTTCAATCCAACTTTGATCAATGCGATGGCCGGGAATTACTGTCAAATGCCCTTGATCAGCCCACGTTGAATATGGGACACGATCCCGCTTTTCTATTTCATGCATTCGCTTTTCAGGAATCCAAAAATGCGGACGCAATTTAAATCCGCCGTCGGGAGTCCTTGCCGCCAAACAAACGCAAGTTAGATCGGTCGTTGCCGACAAATCCAAGCCAGCAAACACAACGGTTTCGCGCTCAAAGTCCGTTTGCGTTGTGGCGCATTTGCGCCAATCGTCCATCATCAACCATCGCATTTTTTGCGAAGTCCATTGGTTGCAATGCAAACGCCGAAACGTGTTTTGATACGACGGTTCATTTATCGCGCGGTTGCATTCCGCAGCCATGTAATCTTCGCGCAGACTGATCCCGAAATTTGGATTTGATTTTTTCCAGACTTCCGGATCTTGCCAGTCGTCGTTTTCTTCGGCTTCGTAAATGACCGGCAAGTAATACGGATCGTCAATCTTTCCATCGCGCACGCCCTTGGCGTATGAATACTCCTTGTAGCAAATGCTTTCGCGATCATGGCCGGCGGTAGTAATCCAAATGCAAACGGGCTGCGGTCGGGCGCCCATTCCCGTTTGCAAAACGTCGTACATTTTTCGCGTCGGCCATGCGTGCAATTCATCGCCGCATAAAAACGAAATATCAAACCCGTGCGACGCTTCTTCGTTAGCTGGAATGGCGCGCAAAAAACTATCGCGATAAATAATCCGTCGTTGTGAATCAACGACTTTGCAAACGTCCTTTAGATCTTTGTTCGCGCGTAACATTGCGGCCGCCGTTGCGAAAGCCAAGCTCGCTTGCTCGCGGTCGGCGCCCGCGCAATAGTTTTCGCCGCGGGCTTCGCCATCGCATAGCATGACAAACAACGCTTCGCCAGCGGTCCAAGTTGTCTTGCCGTTTTTGCGCGGAACGGTCCGAAACGATTTGCGGAAGCGTCGCGTTCCGTCCGGACGGAGCCAACCATACATTGTCGCGTTTACGTCCGCTTGCCACGGTTCCAATACAAACGGCTTGCCGGCCGCCGGGCCTTTTGTATGTTGCAAGCAATCCGAAAAAAAGTTGACGGCGCGGCGCGCGTGTTCTGGTGACCAAATGCAATCGCCAGCATTTGCGGACGGATCAAACACGACGCCGCTTGCGTTAATGGTCGGCGGATTTTCAAAACGCGCAGTCAAGCCAGATACCTTTGCGTCGTCGACATTTCTTGCGGCTTGCTGCCAAGTCCGGCAAGCTTGGCGCGGTCAACCGGACTGAACCCAAAGCGCGACGCCAAACCCTGCCACTTGTCAAACGCGCGGCCGGCCAACTGGTAATCCAGATCTAGCTGCGCTTGGCGAAGCGTTGCGTACCATTCGCAAAGTTGTTCTAGCGCCGCTTGATCAAGCGACGTCGCCAAGCCAAGCCGCGTCAATTCTGGCACGACTTGCGCCCACATGTGCCGGCAGAGTTCCGCATGCTCTCCGTTGCCGTCGAAACGTTCCGGCATCGCGGCAACGCCGGCCGGTTTAATTTCGTCGGGAATGTCTCGCTTGCCGGGATTCCCCTCAATCAATTTGATCGCCGCCGGTTTTGGTTTTCGGCCGCTTCCGATTCCGCCCATGATTCCCCCCCTAATGGTGAAACAGTCTACTCATTTACCCCCCCGTTTGGGACAACGATGGCCCAAAACGGCGTCAAAATCGCCCCCCCGGATGGAAACCACCCCAATGGGGACGCCCGTTTTTCCGCGAAAAATGTAGCATGCC